GACAGCGTCGCGCACCTGGTGCAACGCTTCAAGCGTCTCGCGCTGCAACTCGATGATCATGCGATCCTTCTCCTCGATTTTCTGCTCGGCGCGCATGTAGAGACGCAGCATCAGGGCGATGAACATGAAGCACACAAGCACGATGATCGGGCTGCTTTCCACCAGCCGCGTCATCAGTGAGATGCTATCGTCGTTCATCGGCCGCACACTTCACGAATCAGCGCAGCCTGCGCAGCTACCTGCCGCAGCGTGTCCTCCGTATCCGCTGGACTCGGCATGATCGGTTTGATCTCATCGCAGAGATCGCGCGGGAACAACACATCCAGCGCGCAGCCTGCCATGAGGCCCACCACAAACATGAGCACGCTGATCTTCGCGAAGATAACAGGCATGGTGGCCTCCTTCAGCGACGTGTGCGGGATCGCGCGCCTTGCCCCAAACGCACGCACCACGGGCGGGGTTTAACCGCGCTCTCGCACGGCAGGCACGCTTGGTGTGCTCGGTCGTCCCGCGCGACCGCCCGGAAGGCCCGTGGCAATCAGTTACGACGACAGAACGCCGTCGTCGAGGCGTCGAACGCTGACCGCTCGATGTGTTGAACCGTCAGCGTGTCCGAACCGATCACGAACGTGTCGCCAGCCGCGAGTGTCGGCGCGGCGGCCGTCGCGACAGTCACGACGTCCGTTGCCTGCACGATCGCGGTGTCGAATGCGCCAGCAACGCGGTCCGGCGATGATCGCACCGCGCGGATCGCAACGCCAGGTCCGATGCCACCTGGATACCAGACGGCATCCGTCCCGATGTTGCGATCCGCCGCGAGTGTTGCCATCGCCGCAGCGAATGCGTTCATGCGCCGGAAGCAGGCACGCGCATGAGCGCGACGCGCGCAGTCGCGTCGGATGTTGCCGCCGCCTGCGTCGCGATCGCCACCTGATAGTTGCCGGTGGCGGTCGTCGTGAGGCGACGATTCGTGTTGTCCCAGAAGATGCGCGCGCCGGCCGTGAACGACTGCGACGTGTCCTTCGTGATGTCGAACACACCGCGCGTCACGATCTCGACTGACGCGTTCTGCGCCGCGTCGAACTGCGCCACGCCGAAGATGCTGCCGACCATGACGCCTTGCCCGGCGGTCACGCCGCCCGAATACGGCACCGTGACCGTCAGGATATCGCCAGACTGAAGGTAGGTCTTCATGTTGGATCTCCGTTTGCGTGCGGGCTGCGCTCAGGCAGCCCGCGCCTTTCGTCAGGTCATCACAGACCGGGGTTGAACCACGCGCCGCGCCAGTCGATGGCGCCGACACCGAAGTCGAACACAACGCTGACCTCGATGCCGTCGGTGCTCTGCACCGGTCCAGTCGTGACCTGCGGCCCCTGGGCGCCGTTCAGGTAGCCGTACATGTAGACCGGCGCCGTCAGCGGATCGGAGAACAGATACCACCGATTGTTCGGGATCAGCGGCTCGACGAGCGGCTGCAGCAGACCCGACCACACGTTGGCGTTGCTCACCTGCGCCGCCGCGACGGGCACCGTGATCTGCCGCGCCGCGAGTTCCTGATTCGGCCCGACCAGAAGCGTCATGCGGTTGCCGATCGAGATCGGCAGGCCGTCGAGAGTCTTCTGCCTCATGATCGCCGCGCGACCGGCGCCGACGTTGGTGAGGTCGATCGCCGTGCCCGACGCCGCCTTGTTCGCGCGCGCCGTGCCGGTCGCGAACACCGGCGCGTTGCCGGTGGTCAGCGTCGGACCGTCGCCGTTCGCGCTGTTGAGCAGCGCATAGGCCGTGGCGTTCTCGAAGTCCGCCACGCGCCGACCGATCATCGCCGCGAAGTCGGTAAAGGCGCCAAGATCGTCATTCACCAGCATCTGTCGCGTGACGCGGATGCGCCGCGCGAACGTCTGCAGGTAGACGATCTCTTGGCTCTCGCTGAGCGTGCCGGCCACGATCTCTCCACCCTCGCCGAGCGGGAGGAGAGTCGGGAAGTCGCCGGCGCGCAGGAAGCGGTGCGCCTTGAAGTCCCTGAAGTCGCGACGCATGAAAATCTGCCGATAGGTCGGCTGCGCCGGTTCATACGCGGCGAGCAGCATCTTGTTCGCCGCCGCCGAGAGCAGCAGCGGAAAGTCGCTCGTCGTGTGGAACGCGCGTTCGGCCAGCACCGCAGGGTTGCGCGGGATGTTGCGCTCGCCCCGCGCGCGCATGATCTCCGCGATCATGTCGGAGGGACGCCACCCCACGAACTCGACGTGACGACCGTTGCCGCGCGGCTGGTAGCCTGGCATCGCACGCGCCGCGATCGCCTCCGCCATGGCGTCGATGATCGCTGTCGGATCATCGCCGCTGTTCGGGTTCACCACGATCGTCGGACGCTGGTTGCGCACCAGTTCGTCGAACAGAGCCTTGCGCGTGTCATCGGCCGACCAGCCATCGGCGATCGCCTTCGCACGGACTGCGGTGACGCGATCGGCCGGCAGCATCGCGCGCGCCGCTTCGATCGCGCTGTCGATGTCGGCGATGCGTTCGCGCTCGGCACGCTGCGCCTCCGCGCGGATGACATCGATGTCGGCCGTCGCGGGAACGGCGCGTTCGGTCTCTGTGGTCTGGCTCACGGTGGTCTCCTGCTGCGAGGTCGTCGGCGCGGCGGACGGCTGCGCCGACATGTTGGCGGCCGGCTCGGCCGGCGACTTCTGAGGCATCATCGTCTCCTGTTCGATCAGGGCGGGCTCAACCGCGACGGCGGGCGCGCCCTGCAACGCCTCGCCTCGCATCGCCGCGTCCCGATCCACCGGGATCGGCACGACGGAAATTTCTAATGGTTCCCAGTCTACGGCGCGATGCACCGTCTCGCCGGTCGCGCTGTCAGGCTGCTGCTCATAGCGGTGCACGCGATACCCGACACTCACCGCGCGAAGCGTGCCGTCCGCGATGCGCTGCCACACCGGCTCGACATCGCCGGCCGATGAGAACTGCAACGTCGCATAGCCGCGTCCGCCTTCGATCCGTGCAGACGTGACGCGTCCGAGCACATCGCGCGCGCCGTTGCGCTTGTGCGTATCAAGCACAGGCGCGCGGCCTGACCGAAGCGCGTCCATCCGCACCGCGTTCGGCGACATGTCGAGTTCTTCGGTGATGATCCCAAGCGAAGGCACGTAGTTACGCGCACGCGCGCCCGTCGACCATACGACCTCGACCGTGCGCGCTGCCTGATCGACGGTCGCCGGCGCAGTGATCGCGCGTTGCGCTACGATCGGACCGCTTGATTCGGTCGCCGCCGCGCTGGTGTCTGCGGCCTGTTCGTTACGCTCCATCATGGCCTCCGAATCTCGTCCGATGCCGCGCCCGTCGCCGCAATCTCGATCGCCGCCATCTGCGACGGGTCCTGCGCCGAACCGGACTTCGTTACACGGCGCGGGTCCGTATCCAACGAAATGCCCGCGTCATCGAGCAGCGCGTTGATCTGACGAATCGACTCGATCATCTCGCGGAAGTCGTAACCGAACGATGCCACCGCGTCTTGATACGACACATACCCAGCGCGTACCTGCATGATCAGCGCCGTCGTGTCCTTCAACGGATCGATCATCTCATGCGTCGGCGGGACGTGCGAGACGCCCTCCGGCATCGCCGCGTCCCACAACCCGAGCAACGCGCCCTGCGCATGGAACCGATCCGCCACGCGCTGCACCAACATCGGGATCAACATCCCGTATTGCACCTGCTCGCACAGACGCCGGAACTCGATCTTGCCAGCGCGCAATGACGAATAGTTCGCTTGCGTCAGATCACCCGACACCTGGTCGTATGTGAGGCCCGCGCCAACGGCAGCCGCTTCAAGAGCGCGTCGCGCGAACTCTTGATGTGCCCCGCCGCCCGATGGATTCACGACGTCGACACTACCTGCGCCGCGCCGATACAGGATCATGCCAGGCTCGAAGCTTTCAACGGCACGACCGTGCGCGTCGCGCAGCAAGCTCGCCGCCTGGCCTGTCAGCGTGTCGTCGCCCTCCTCGGTTACGACTGCTGCCAAGCACGCCTCGATCTTCGCCTTCATCAGCAGCGCCGTCTCGTAGTCGCCGAGATCGCGCAAGCGGAGCAGGACGGGTGCCAGCCAAGACACGTCTCGCAGTTGTCCGGGCCGACGCTTCCGATACACGTGCAACGCCTCGGACGCTGGGATGAACTCGCTTGACATCCCAACGCCGGGCAGCATCCATCCGCCTGGATGCGCGCGATACATCCAGTAGCCCGTTGGACGACCGGCCTCGCCAAGCACGATTCCCTGCACCGTCGGCGCGCCGTCCACCATGCCATTGCGCGAGGTGTCAAGATAATCGCTCTCCATGACCTGCAACTGCAGGCCGATCGGATTAGCAGGCGACGGCTGCACGACGCGGAAACGCACAAAGCACTCGCCGCTCTCCACGACCGCACGCATCACCAGCGCTTGGATGCCGGCGAAGTTCAGATGCCCCTCCGCGTCGCACTCTGCGCTCGCCGACCAGCGCGACCAAACGCGCGAGTGCAACTCATTTGGCCAACTCGTCTTGATCCCATCGCCGACCGCATTGCCGGTCCACAGGTCCACAATCCGGCTGGCGTATGGATCGTTGCGCACCGCGTCGCGCGCGCGCCGCGCAATCGTCGCCGCAGCGATGCCGACTTCTGTCGTGGCGCTACTGCCTGACGGTGCCCAAGCGGACGACCGCTGATCCAGCGCCGCGTCATAGC